TAAATCATATGGTGACCCACCCGGGACTCGAACCCGGAACCTGCTGATTAAGAGTTAAAATATAGTTATTTTTTAGGTATATTAAAGTCAATGACATCAATATGTTATATACTGATGTCATTTTTTATATAAAATATCTTTATATAATATGAAATATTTTTATATAAATTTTTATTTGTGATGTCATTGAGATGTCAATTTTTTATTTCTTTCATTAAGATATTCAGCAATAGATTTAGTCATTTGTTCTGTTTTGTGTACATATCTATTCAAAGTAAATGAGGCATTAGCATGACCAGCATGAGCTTGAATTGCTTTTGCTGGAATATTAGCTTCTGCTAAAGATGTTAAGCATGTATGTCGAAATGATTTAAATGTAATATCGCTTTTTATACCTGCTTTACGTTTTAGTTTTACAAACTCATGTGTTATATTATCCGGTTGAATGAAATTTCCTAAACGTGAATGATGTTGCGACATAAATACAAAATCTTTTAATGATAATATACGATTTTTATTTTTAAAAAATTCTTTTTGTCGTATTTGATGTTTTTGTAAATTAAGTTTTAAAATACCTGTAAGAGCGATATCTCTAATACCATAGTCTGTTTTAGGTTCACCAATAGAAAATCTTGTTTCAATAGGTGCATATCGGTCAATTTTTATAGCATGTCGAACATGTATTATATTTTTATTAAAATCTATATCTTCCCAACGTAAGGCACAGATTTCACTTCTTCGCATACCAGTATCGAATGCTAATCGTAGTATAATTTCAAATTGTGTATTTTTAGCAGAATTTAATAGCATATTAAATTCTTCGTTTGTTATTATACTTGCTTCTTTAGGTTTAGATTTTGGTTTTTTTACATTTATACAAGGGTTTTTATCTATTAAATCCTCACGTAAAGCCTGATTAAGAATAGCATTTATTATTATATAGCAATATTCTTTTGTACGTTGAGTAGGAATATTTCTTAATACTGTACGTATCAATGATGGTGTAATATCTTTTAACTTATATTTATCTAATATAGGAGATATATGCAATCGTAAGCTATCTTTATAACTACTTATTGTAGAATTAGATACTTCTTCACTTTTTATATTTAACCATTCATTTTTCCATTCTTTAAACGTAGGCATTAATAATTCTTTTCCGTTATTCAATTTTACCCTATTTAATTCTCTTATTACTTCACTTTCAGTATATCCATATACATATATACGTTTTTTTTCATTGGTTAGTGGGTCAGTTATAGTAATAGAAGATTGATATCTCCCATCTTTACGTTTTTTCATAAATATCATGACCTTTCAGTAATTATATCTATTAAATTATAACTAAGAGGAACAAGGAATAAGTCAAAAAAAGCTGGAAGAGCTTAGCGGAGTAAAACAGCCTGTTATTGCTCGTATTGAAAAAGGTAAATCTAGTCCTAATACAGATACACTCGTAAAATTACTTACACCATTAGGTAAAAAACTGGTTATTGTTCCATTAGAATCAATAGAGAATACTAAATAAGATTAAAGCCACTGTGATTTTAAATCATGGTGGCTTTTTTATTTTTATTTAAATTTATCTTTATTATTTTGATACCATTCTTCTATTTCTGGTTGTGAAGATGGGTCGTTTAACCAATTTTTTAAATTTTTGACAAATGAAGGTGTATTATTTTGGGATTTTGTTTTAAAAGAAAAACCTCCAAACATTGAATGTAATTCATGTTCCTTTTTTGAGGTAAGTATATAATCTGGTTTTAGTTCAGTAAAATCAATCGTTTTGCCATTTAAGTATGTTTTTATAATATAAGCTATTGTTTCAGCTTTGTAATAAGAAAATGGTAATTTAGGAAGAAATTCGTCTAACACAGCTAATATAAATGTATCAAAATTTGTATAAAGAATATTTGACGCTATGGCATTTTTGTGTATTTCAGATACATAAGAATCAGTAAAATAATTTCTTTTATAATCAGTAATATGAGGGCAATTTTTCTTTAATTCTTTACACCCAGATAAATGTAATGCTATAAATTGAATAAATCGTTGAAGGGCTTCTTTACTATCTCCATTTTTCGACATATATATAGCTTCATTTGATAAAATCCCCCATAAACCTGTGAAAGAAAAATCCTTATTCTGAAAAGATTCTTCAATTTGATGATTACATATAGTATATAAAATTTCTTTAGTTGTTATATTAGGATTTTGTTTTTTTAGTAAGTTTCTATATTCCTCAATAATAGCTATAGAAAAATCAAAATAATTGTTATTAATTAAATAAATTTCATATTGTGATAATGTATTTTTACCTTGTTCAGTTAATATATAAAAGGAATTTTTAATATAATATTGTAATTCTTCTTGTTTAAAGTTAGAAAATATTCTTTCTAATAAAATAGATTTTTTCCCTGAAACTTTAAGTTGTTTTGATTTTAAAATATTTTTTAACTCTGGTATAGTTAAGAATTCCAATTCTTCATATAAAGTTGATTTTCTTAAATATCCATTAGTTATTAACTTTTTTAATGTACTTTTATAATCACTGCCAATCTCTGATAATTTATAATCTGGCAATGTTGTATCAATAGGTCTGTTATAAAAGTAATCTAAAGAAAATACTTCTTTTAACGATAAAGGTTTACATATTGAAGTATCATTCATATTTTGTTCCTTTCTTTATACTTAATAACTTGAAATTTTTTTCAATCAAGTTAGCTATGCGTTTTGTCTTGCTTCTTGTTCATTTTCCATAACAATATCGTATTCAGCTTCAATACGGGCTTCAATTTTTAATTTTCTTGCTTCCGGTAAGGCTCTAAATTTTTCTAATAACTTTGATTCGCGTTCATTTATACTATTTTTAATAGATACTTCTTCTAAAATGTATTTATCTTCTAGATTTTTTTTTACATCAGTTAGACCAATAATGTAATTTAAATCCATATTATGATATCTTGCATATGCAGATAAAAATATATTGCTTGGTTGTGCTTTCCCACTTTCCCAACGACTCATCATTCCTCGAGTTATTTGCAGATTAAATGTTTTATTTAAAATATCAGCCTCTTCTTGCATTGTGAATCCAGCTGATTCGCGTAATTCTTTTAATCTTTTACCCGTAATATTGTTTATATCTTCATTCATTTTTCAACAACTCCTTTAACAAATTATATCATTTTTGTTCCATTTCTACAACTTTTTTAAGATTTTATTAAAAAATGTATTGACTTAGGAACAAAAATGATGTATATTTAAATTGTTCCCAAAAAGAAACAAAAACAGTGGAGGTAAAAATGAGATATTTAAAATTAAAATCCTATTTTATTGCAAATGATATTAAATTTGATGTAATTGCTAAAGAATTAGGGATATCTAGAACAACATTATCAAAAAAAATAAATCGTTTTAAAGGAACAGATTTTAAGTTAGATGAAGTTAGAAAGATATGTAAATTATATAAAATAGACGCAAATGAATTTTTTTTGCTTTGAAAGTTCCTTAAAAGAAACAGGATGTAACTTATAGCCAAAATAAATTGGGTGGCAACCAGAATAAAAATATAAGAAAGGGCGAATAAATATGTTAAGTAAAAATTTTAAGAGTGATAAATATTATGAAGTAACTCGTTACTGGTTAAAGCATGGAAATGAAGAAGATGGTTTGGAAAATACTATAACTGTATGGGACTCTTTAGAAAAAGCAAAAGCCTATATTGAAAGATATAATAAAGGACTTAAATTTGAGTCAGCAACAGTTGAAGAAATTGTAGTAAATAAAGTAATTACTATGGAAGATTATAAGAAAAATAATTTTGAAATTGTTTCTTATCAAGAAGTTTATAGTGAAGATTATGACGGAAACTATGATGAAACACTTGGAAAAATTTATTACTTAAATGGTGAAAAAATAAGTGATATGAAAAAAGAAAATATCAAAGAAGAAGTTTATAAAATTTTTCAAGTAAATGAAGGTACTGCATGGTGTATAGAAGCAAATACATTAGCAGAAGCTAAAGAGATTGCTAAGAAATATAAAGGTCATATTGTTATAAAAAAAGGGCTTAAGATTGTGGCTGAATTTAATAATATTAATGATGAAAAAGAATATAAGATTTATTTTGGTGATGATAGAACATTTGGTATTCAAACTATAGGATTGCGGTCAGCTTTAGAATTAGGACAAGCTTATGCAAAAGACCATGCTGGCGAAAAGATAGTTATAATCGACGAAGATAAAAATACAGTGAAAGAATTTTTTGAAGAAAAGAAAGAACCTGTAAAAAATAGTATTAGAACTGCAACAAATTTTAAACCTAGATATTTAAGCAAAAAAGAATATGATGACGCTTACCAGAGTTTTTCTTCATTAGTTAGAGTAGGCGATATGGTGGACGAACAGATTGTTGAAGAATTTCGGGATTGCCTTCCTCCAGTAGCTTATAACGGAAGGTATTTACAGTGTGGTGAAGCATATACACATAAATTTAATTATAAAACCCAAAAATATGAACCAGCATTTATGACTTTTGCTAAAGATGTTGGTGTATGGGTATATAAAGGAATTTGTTTTTATAAAGAATATGAGGACGTGGGTTAATGATGGAATTAGAAATAAATATACCAATTTGGCGAAAAATTCTTTTAACTCCAGATGAGGCGAATGAATTGTTTGGATTGTCTGCTCAATTTTTTAGAGTAGCAGGAGCATTAACAAAGAACGGTCAATACGATTTACCTTGTTGTTGGATAGGTTCACATTTAAAAATTAATAGACCTAAATTAGAAAAGTGGTTAGAAGATAAGTCAGATGGTATAACAGATTTTAAAACATCATATTTACTGGAGAAAATAAAAGAAAATACGCCTCGTAGAGGACGTAAAAGAAAAGAACGATAAAGGAAGATGATTTTTATGGACGATTTATATATGAAGTTAATTTCAACACCTAAAATGCTTTTAACAGTAGAAGAAGCGTCAAATTTTTTTGGATTGCCTACTAATCTTTTTGAAAATTTAATATTACTTACACGTAAGGGATTATGTGATTTTCCGTGTATGCGGATAAATAATAATTATAAAATAAATAGAGTTATGTTTATAAGATGGTTAGTAAAAAAACATTCAAGGGATTTAGTAGAAGAATTATTGAAAAATAACTATTAAAAATATTTCTAAATATATTATCTCATGAAATAGAGGTTTAATAATATGAATAAAGAGTTCGCAAAGATGTGCTATTTTGCACGAATAGAAACAGGATTATCTGTAAAAAATGCCTCAAATCTATTAAATATATGTGAACGTCAATTAAATTATTATGAGGCAGGTCAAAAAAACATTCCTGATGATATTGTAGCTAAAATGATTAAAGTATATGTAAATCCAGAATTAGGATATGAGTATTTAAGACAAACTCAAACAGGGAAAGAGCTTTCATTACCTGCTATAAATATGAAAGGCATTTCTTCTCGAACATTACAATTGAGAGTATGTATAAAAAATGTAATTGATATCTTAAATAAATTAGACATAATTGCTTATGATGATGTAATTGACAAAAAAGAGGTAAATGATTTTTTAGATTGTATGAAACAAATACAGTTATTATCAGGTGCTTGTGTGGGCATTAGGTTATTTAGCCCAATAAAAAAAATCCGCACTGACGGGAACAGCACGGATTTCTTTGATAACATCAATTTAAATTTTTGAAAGTAAGTGTATTATACCACATTAATAAAATTTTTGAAAGGATGATTTTTTTGTATCATAACTATGCTAAAAACGATGAATTTAATTTGTTAATAAACAATATTATGAGTGATAAAGATTTTACGGATAATCTTGAAAAATGTGTACGCATATTAACAAGAGATTTTGTTAATAAAAAAATGCATGCTATCAAATTTATGTCAAAAATTATATACGAATATGGGTTAAAACAATTTTTGACAAGTGAAAAAATATTTCCATTAAGAGAAGGTACTACACATTTTAAGTTTAAGATAAAAACATTTGTTTTTGAAATGGATGTATTTTTATATCCATTGGAAAACTTAAAAAAGCCATTCAAAAAATATATACAAGTAACTAGCATAACTTTTGGTTTAGAGGAAAGGTATTAACGTGGTAAGAGTATCAATTTTCAATAAGGATAGACAATTACAGGGAAAAATAAAACTTCCAGCAACGTCATTAATATTTCGATTATCTGAATTAGTGGAATTTCAAAATAATATTTTAAAAACGGGAGGCATAATAACTAATGAAGTTAATAAAATTAGAGTTAAATAATTTTAAAGCTATTAAAGAATTTACCTTTGAACCAAACGGCGAAGATAAAAGTATTTTTGGTAAAAATGGTGTAGGTAAAACTACATTGGTAGACGCTTATTTTTGGGTGCTAGTAGGTAAGTCTAGTACCGATAAAAAAATAGATGATGATATTAAACTAAAAGATAATACAGGCAATCCTCAATTAGATAATGGTATAGAACATAAAGTAGCTGCTACTTTAGAACTAGATAATGGAATACAGGTAACATTATCTAAAATATATCAAGAAAAGTGGACTAAAAATCATGGTAAACCTGTAGCCGAATTTGATGGACATACCACAACTTATTTAATTGATGATGTAGCAAGAAGTCAAAAGGATTATAACGCTTATATTGAGCAACATATCGGCTCTATTGAAGTTTTAAAAATGTTATCTAGTGCCACTTATTTTTGTAATATGCCATGGAAAAAGCAACGTGAATTGCTACTTGAAGTTTGTGGCGATATTACAGATATGGATGTAATAAATTCAGATGAGCGATTAAAAGATTTACCGTCTATGTTAGAAGGTAAAAATGTCAATGATTTTATAACATTAATTACCCAGCGTAAAACTAAATTAAATAGTCAACTCAATAAAATTCCTACGCGAATAGATGAGAATCAAAAAATGTTGGATGATTTCAATGAAGAATTAAATCAGGAAACCATTGAAATTGAGTTGAAGGATTTCCGAAAAAAGAAAAATATTCTTGAAAATAAATTAACTACATTAAAAGGCGGTTATGCAGTAGCCCACATTGAAAGACAAATTGCTAAAATTGATACAAAAATTGAACAAATAAAACAGCACTATGACGCAACTAATAATGCTGATGTATTAGAATTACAAAAACAAAAATCTACTGAAGAAATAGAATTACAGAAAGAAAGACAGCAACTAAATAATAAAATAAATGAGCGAGAAATACTTAATAATAAAATAGCAAGTATTTCTAAACAAATAGAAGATTGCCGAAATGCTTGGAAGGTGGAAAAAAAGAAGGTATTTAATGGTGATAATATTTGTCCTACTTGTGGGCAAAATTTACCGCAAGAAAAAATTAATGAAGCAATAGAAAAATTTAATAAAACTAAAGCAGATAATTTAAGAGCTTGTACAGAAACAGGTACAAGCTTAGCGAATAAGAAACAAAATCTAGAAAATGAATTAAATGAGATAGAAGCTACGATAATTTCAATAGAATCAGTTATTACATTGTCATCTCAAAATATCCAGAAATTAAATTTACAAATTATAGATAAACAAAAGAATGTTGCTGATACAGAATATGGTTATTCAGAAAATGAAGAATATCGCAATCTATATCGAGAAAAAGTAAATCTAAAGAAAGAACTTATCTCGGTTCAAGATAATTGTGCTAATTCTTTAAAACAATATCAATCGGAGCTTGAACAGCTTGATTTAGATATTGATGTAAGAGCAGAGAAATTAGCTAAAATAAAACAATTATCTGTGTTTAAAAATCGTATTGATGATTTAAAAGCAGAACAAAAACGATTAGGTGAAGAATTTAATAATTTAGAATTTAAATTAAACCTCGCCCAAATATTCACTAAAAATAAAGTAAATATGCTCACAGATAAAATTAATAGCAAGTTTAAAATAACTAGATTTAAGTTGTTTAGTCAACAAGTAAACGGTCTTATAGACGATACTTGTGAAGCCATGACTAAACAAGGTTCAACATATGGTAAGAGTATGTCAAATGGAGAAAAAATCATTATTGGTTTAGATATTTGTAATACTTTAGCACAGCATTATAAATTAGATGTCCCAATGTGGATAGATAATGCGGAGTGTGTAAGTGAGATATTAAAAACTAATAATAGCCAAATGTTTAATCTTATTGTTGCTCATCATGATTTTTTGAGAATTAAAGAACCAATACTAAAAAGATTTTAAAAGGAGATATTCAAAATGACAAACACAATAATGCTAAAAGAACAAAATACAATGCCTGGATTTACTTCCAAGGATAGCTACCAGCTTCTTTGGAATATGGCAAAAATGTTTTCCGAAACAACATTAATTCCAGAAAGTTTTAGAAAAAATGTAGGTAATTGTGCTATAGCTATTAACATGGCTCAAAGATTAAAAGCCGACCCGCTTATGGTAATGCAGAATTTATATGTAGTATATGGCAATCCATCTTGGAGTAGTAAATTTCTTATTTCTGTATTCAATCAATGCGGAAAATATACAAGCATAAAATATAAATATGTAGGAGATAAAAATACAGATGACTACGGTTGTATAGCTTACACAACTGAAATTGCAACTGGAGATAAAATTGAAGGTCCACTTGTTACGATTGGTTTAGCAAAAGCAGAAGGCTGGTTTGCTAAAAAAGGTAGTAAATGGCAGACAATACCAGATTTAATGCTTAGATATAGAGCTGCTGCATGGCTTATTCGTACTACTGCTCCAGAGTTAAGTATGGGATTACAAACACAAGAAGAAATTTATGATACACACGAAAAAGATATTACAGAAGAAGCAAAACCGGTACAGGAAATAAAAGAAAAAATGGCGTCTAAGACACTGGAAATGCCAAAACAAGAACCAAAATCAGCGGTATTAGAAAAAATCAATAAAGCTGAAACTAAGCCAAAAGAAACAGTACAAACTAAATCTGTAAAAAAAGAAGAACCAAAAAAAATTAAAGTTGAACAACCTGCCTTTGATGAACAGGAAGCGGATGAAGAAGAACCACCATTCTAATAGGAGTGAAATATAATGTTTATTTCTTGTTATGCCAGTGGAAGTGCTGGAAATCTATACAAGATAGAAAGTAATAAGACCACACTTTTAATAGAGTGTGGTCTGCCGATGAAAGATATAAGACACTGTCTAGGGACAACTATTGATGATGTAAAGGCAGTTTTGTTAACACATGAACATAAAGACCATAGCAGGGCGATACACGAGTTTTTAAAGTTGGGTATAGATATTTATACCAGCAAAGGAACAGCGATTTCCTGTGGGGCGGAGAAAAGCCCATACGTGCATTTTATCGAAAGTGAAAAGGTATTTTTTATTGGTGATATAACTATAATGCCATTTAAAACTAACCACGACGCAATTGAGCCACTGGGATTTGTTTTAAGAGATAATAAAGATATTTTGATGTTTGCTACTGATACCTATAATATTGAATTTAATGTTCATAGGATTTCACAACTAATGATTGAATGTAATCATAGCTACGAAATCTTAGACGAAAAGCTTAAAAATGGGCAGATAGATAAAAATAGGTATAACAGGTTAGTAAAAAGCCATTTTTCTTTGGAAAATTTAAAAACATGGCTTAGTAAAAATGATTTGACTTGCTTAAAAGAAATCTATTTATTGCATTTATCTAAACAAAATTCAGACGCAGACGAATTTAGACAAGAAATAGAAGCTATTACAGGTATTCCTGTATATATAGCAGATGAAAATGTAATAAAAACAGGTAATTATATTATGCCAACGAACACATGGGAATGTGTTCCTAAACCTTCAACTCGTAGTAATTTTTTTTACAAAATTTTTAGAGAGGAATAAAAAATGAAAATGATATTGCATACTACTTTTAATGGAAAATTAAATTTTATAAATCTAAATGGGTTTGAAATATGCGTAAATGGCAATAAATGGGATTTAAGAACGTTTGAAGAATTTCATGTGTGTAGCTCTATTTTTAGGTGTAAGGAATATGATTCTATTGTTTGTGATATTGTGGCAAAATGCAAAACTACAGGGAAATTAATTGAAATATGTAAGGTCGATTCTGTTAATGACGCAAAAGATATTATTCGAGAAATAATAAATCATATGTCCGATATATATGAAGTAACTCAAAACAAGAAAATAATACCAACTTCGTTAAAACATATTAAGAATTATTGTGCAGCTATAAATGGCAACTGTAAAAAATGTGAAATTATTAAATACAGTAAATATACATGTGCTGGATGTTATCGCCAGGATTTTAAACCTATGAATTGGGAATTGAGAGAGGATGTATAAGATGTCTACAGAAGAACGTTATTGTATTAATAGTGTAAAACTTATTAAAGATAAAATAAGAATGGATTTTACAGATAATGGAGATAGTGTAAAACGAGATTTTAAACAAAAAGCAACTCCAGAATTTTATACAGCTATTACAGGTTTAAAAAAAACGGCATTGGCTATGATGGGCTTAACACCTGAAACGGAAAAAGAGATTTCTAAAAAAGTTGAATGTTATGGTGTTACTATTTATCATGCCAAAGATGATACTATTGGCTGTAGCATACATCTAAAATTCTATACTGGTGAAGATGATAATCCAATAATAATTAACACTCCAAAAAGAATGAACCCTTCTGATGAATATAGTGGTGATAAATGTCTTAGCGAAGAAGGCAGTAAGAAATTAGACGATTTAATTTATGCTACGCTTGATTATTTGAAAGGTAAAAGAGCGCAGGTGGCACTATTTGATGTTGAAGGAAATGTCGTGGAACAAACAAAAGAAGAGCCTAAACCTAAAGAAACAGCAAAACAAAAATCTAAAGATAAAAAACCTACTGTTCCTGTTAGGGCAGAAGTTATAGATATAAGTAGTTTAACAGCGGAAACATTACCTAATTAAAGTGAGGTGTAATAAATGGGAAGGCTAAAAGATGACAACAATATACAGATTTATGGCTGGATGACTACAAAACTAAAATTAAAAGGAAATGAACTACTGATATACGCTGTCATCTACAGCTTTTCCCGCAATGATAACGGAAATGGCGTATTTAATGCTAGCACTGCTTATCTTTGTGAATGGACTAACTCAAGTAGACAAAGTATCATTGATTGTTTAAATAGTTTGCTCAATAAAAAATTCATAATAAAAATTGAAGATAATTCACGAAAAAAGAAACCGAATGTCTATAAAATTAATGAAAATATTTTTGATAAGACATGTAAAGAAAATTTACAAGAGTATGTAAAGAAAGTTGATAAGACATGTAAAGAAAATTTACAAGAGCATGTAAAGAAAGTTGATAAGACATGTAAAGAAAGTTTACACAATAATAATATTATAAATACTAAATATAATACTACTAATAATATAGCTGCTGCTAAAGAAAAACTTCAAAGATTTTTAGATGATGATTTTAAGGAGATAGTTGACTTATTCTCGAACAATATTCATCCAATTAACGGTGAAGTTGAAGGCAATAAACTAGCTGATTATCTTGACAGTTATGGTAAAAACTGGGTTCTTGAGGCAATAAAAGAAGCTGCACTATGTAATGGGCGGTCAGTTAATTATATTGGAAAAATATTAATGCGGTGGGAGAAAGAAGGCTTTAAAAATGATACTAGCAACGAAAAAAAAGCAGCCACAATGGTTCGACAAGGAAAAACAGTTGGACGTAAAAGAGTATATTCAACGAATAAAACAGAAACAACCGAAGAGGCAAGAAGAAAATTCGCCAACGAAAAAAGTGGTTGGGATTAATGAAAAGCAATTAATTAATGCAGGAATACATGAACGATATGCAGATGTATCTTTTAATACATTGAAAATAGATGGAGATATTAGAGAAAATGCGAAATTAATCTATACCTATACAAAAAAAAATAGATGAGTATGTAAATAATGGTGTAGGTCTTATATTAGCTGGCTGTTATGGTACTTTAAAAACTACATTAGCAGTATGTGTTTTAAAAGAATATATAAATCGTGGTGGATACGGGTTATTCATCCCAATGAGTTCATTAATGGACAATCTATATTCAATGAAAGCTAGAAATGTTGAGGAATGGGTAACATTTGAAAACAGGTTAAGAAATACTAATTTATTAGTAATTGATGATTTAGGTGGAGAAGATGTTAATGCACCATGGGTATTACAAAAAGTACACAGTATAATAACTGAAAGGTACAATCGAAAAAAAACAATAATAATTACAACAAATTTGAATAAACAAGAATTAGAAAATACTTATTCTGGTAGGCTTATTGACCGTTTAAAATCTACAAATTACTACATTGCATTTAATTCACCGAGTCAAAGAAAAGTAATGAATATAAATGACTTAAAGGAGTAATAAATGCGTAATAAAGATTTAATACAAAGAGCTATTCATAGTTGTATGAATAGAATAGGACTTCCTTATAATGGAGCTTTTAAAGTTAAATATAACGATAAAACAGAATTTTGCAAAATATGTAAAGGAATAGATGGATATTATGAATTACAATGTTTCGTTGGTGGTGTTTGGATTACTACAAACGAGAGCAAACTTAATGTACTAGATATTCTTTTTGGAAGTGCTAAGATATTAAAAATTTACAAAGGAATAAACTTCAAAAAAGATTATTACAAACATAGCTAAGTAAGGAGATTGGGAAAATGAATGAGTTAATAAAGGTTAAAGTTAATAAAAATAATGAACAGGTGGTAAGCGGTCGAGATTTACATGAGTTTTTAGAAATTAATACACCGTATACTATGTGGTTTAAAAGAATGTTGGAATATGGTTTTGAAGAAAACATTGACTATATGACGGATAACAAAAATGTTAGCCGTGTTGATGGTGTAATAATGCCACAAAAAGAAATAAATCACATTTTTAAAATGGATATGGCAAAAGAAATCTGTATGATACAAAGAACTGAAAAAGGAAGAAAGGCACGTCGCTATTTTATCGAAGTTGAAAAAGCATGGAATGACCCACAGAAAGTATTAGAAAGAGCTAATAATATACAAAAGAGAGTAGATATTTCAATAGGTAAACATAAACGACAACGACCATTGTTGAATTATATCCTTGATTATATGGATTTTGGTGATGTCGATTTTATGGCTAGTATGTATAACATATCGCCAGAAATGTTGTTGCGTATTTTAGAAAAAGAAAATCTTATTTACTTTAATCAATTTGAGCGAAAATATTATCTAAACAATGATAATAGACAAACAGAAGGGTTCTTGATTAAAGACGATTGGGACGAATGGGCATTGTCTAAGATATTTTTATTAAAAATTTATGAGGTAATGGAACAGTACGGGATAAAATCTAAGTATGATATGTAATTAAAATATGGTTAAAAACGTCTAAGAAGTCGATACAGCCGTTTTTATATAAATTATGAATTCTATATATAAATATATAAAACGGCTCTAATCGGCTTTAAAAGAAAAATAACATCAATTTTTGAAAGGTTGATTTTATTATGTGGAAAGAGTGTAAGTATTGTCATAAAGAATTTTGGACCAATTATATAAAAAAAGAATATTGTTCTGAACACTGTGCATATAAGTATAATTATGAACGTTCAAGGGCAAGTATTTTAGCTAAATATAAAAAACCACGTAATATTACAGATAATGTTATAAAATCAAAGAAATCAAATAAAGTTGTATTTAATTTCATAATGGAACTTAACCAGCTAACTACTTTAAGTTATGGAAAATTAATGCAGTATTATCCAGATTTGAATAAAATTAAAAGTTTTATAGATTATCAGCAGGTAGTAGGAAATGCTAAAAAAGTAAATGTAGATAAGATTATGTTGAATCACGCTAAACAATTAAATTTAGATTTTAATTAGGAGTTTAAAATGATACATGAATTAAAAATAAAGCCAAAATTTTTTCAAGATATTATAAATGGAATTAAAAATTTTGAAATTCGCAAGAATGACCGCATGTTTAGAGTTGGCGATATATTAGTATTGTCCGAGTTTGATTATATGGATAATACTTATACAGGTAATCAAATTAAAGTAAAAGTAGATAATATATTAACACATGATGATTTTCCAGATGGTATACCTATTGATTATGTAGTAATGAATATAAGACGATATAACTCTTGGATACCAGTACAAAATGATATTTATTATCGCATAGACATAGACGGAGATATCGTTGAAGATACATGGGAAGAAACAACATTTGATTATGCTGTTTTGATGATAGGAAATTGCTTTAAAAGTAAAGTACAAGCTGCTATGTATAAAAATTATTATGTACATTTATATAAGGGGTATCAAAATGAAAAATATAAACGCAATTAAAACTTTTATGCAAGAAAATGGAGTTCATTTTGAAGAAGAATTTTATGTTGATTTTGGAGAAAAACAAGAAATATTTAATATAGATAATTTAAAAAAATTTAGTATTTCACAAGATGATGAAGAACTTTATTTCACTAATGATTCAGGTGAAGAAATATCTTGTGAAGAAATAGGAAACATACTATTTAATGATGATGTTCATGTTATTACTAAAAATTATTTTGAAACAATGATGAATTACTATATTAGTATTTCTAAAATATGTGATGACTTTAATAATAATGAAACAGAATGTACTAAATGCCCTGCATGGTCATGTAATGATGGATGTTTTTTTATAGATAGTTATATTCCAAATGGAATAGTAGAAAATTTAGGGATTCAACATCATTTGCCTATACCAAGAGATTATAAATATAAAAATAAATTTTTATGTAAATGTAGAGATTATAAAGAATTAATAGGAGATACCAATGAATAAAACACCTTTTGCATTTGTTTTATATGGAAATCCTGTAACAAAAAAGAATAGCCCAGTTATGGTAAAAGGACGTTCAGTCCTTTTACCAAGTGAGGCTTATCGAAAGTATGAAAGTTCTTGTAGAAAAGCGTTACAAGTATTAAAAGTACAAGAAAAATTAAGACATTTTAGTATGGGTGTATCTATGTGCTGTCTATATTACTTAGAAAGTAAAGCTCATTATCCAGATTTATTAGGATTGTTACAATCAACATCAGATATCATATCTGATGAATATAAAACAATAAACCATAAAAAAACGTTATACACAAAATGGGTACTTTCTGACGATAGAATAATAAAAAATTTTGATGGTAGTAAGATTGTAGAAGTAAATAGTTTACAACCTAGAGTAATAGTTATAATTACACCACTTAGCACAACTATTGATACGGAAACAGACCCATATATAATTAAACAACTTAAGGAAGAAAATAATTTATTTTAATGTCATGGATATGGATGAAGAAATATTTTTAAAAGAATGTGAAGAAAAAGTAAGCATAGAAGCGGATTATATACTTAGAAATTTAGAAAGATTTGCTGAAGAAGAAATGCTTGAATTTGACTGGGTAGTATTAGAATTCAGAAAACAATTTAACATAAAACTAAAAGAACGAGGTTTTGAGGAATAATATGAGTTTTCAAGAAAATCTAAAATATTATAGAGAAAAATCAGGTTATAAAACTGCTAAAGATTTTGCTGATGTTTTAAATATTCCATATACTAGCTATGTTGCTTATGAAAATAAAGGTCGTGAGCCAAAATATGAAATGCTTTGCAAGATAGCCGACTTACTACAAGTATCTACAGATGATTTACTAGGGCGAGAAGATAATTACAGTAAAGACAATATAATAAAGATAAGAAATAAAATAATGAAAGAGGTTATTAATCAAAAAAAACAGTGGGGTAATGAAAGCGAACTAACACCTCATCAATGGCTCGGGATTATTCAAGAAGAAGTAGGTGAGATAGCCCAAGCTGTTAATGAAACGTATTTACCTAATAAAACTAAAATAAAATTAGGAGGTAAGGAAAATATACAAACTGAAATATATCAGACTGCTGCACTTTTGATAAGGTTTTCAGAAAGAATAGAAGGTGAATAGTATGCAATGTGATAGATTTCTTAATAATGGAGGTAAAAATGGAAAAACGCAATCATGAGCATTATATGGACACAGTTCCATATAATGCCATAAATAAAATTGAAAAAGAAAATGAACAAAAAAGATTAGTACGATTAAAAATAGCTTTAAAAGCTACAAAAGCAGTATTTAAAGAATTTGGTTTTGAAGTTAAAGAACGTATAGTAGTTAAAGATTTAGAAAGTAATAAAATATATAAATAAAGGAAGCTTATATAATGTTTAAAAGACCACCAACTGAATATGAAATTATAAAACAGAATAATGAAAAACGAAATCGTAAAATTTTTGGAACAACAATAATATTATTTATCATAATAGTAGTTTCACTTATATTAGCAAGATAAAAAAATCTATTTAAGGAGCGAAATATTCGCTCCTTTTGCTGTCGTATTTGCAATGGAGGTAATTATGAATAAAAACGTTGATTACATTGGGAAAACAGTTTATTACTTAAAAAATTATAATCAATTCAAAATATCGGTTAAAAATTTAACCGAAGATATTGAAGTATTACAACAGACTATGCAATTAGAGGCGGTCGCTCCTATAGCTAAATACGGTGATGATATTACTGCTGGAGGTAATAGTGAATTAACAACGGTTGAGGCATATACAGCAAAAAAAGCACAGTATAAAGCTAAGATTGTAGAATTACAAAATCGTTTAGAAATTATAAATAGAATAATAAAAAAAGTAGACCGCTCCATCGAAGGTCTTGAAGATGAAGAAAAAAGAATTGTTATATCATTTTATTTAGATAATAAAACATGGCGTGAGATAGCTCAACGGAATTATATATCCGAACAGTGGGCTAAAAAATGTAGAAATAAAGCTGTTAGAAGATTATCAAGAATGTTATTCGGTCTAACTGCTATACATGAACAGTTAGATTTATTCATATAAATCAGCTTATCCACAATAATTGTGGATAAATACATAATTTTAATAGTGATTATTTTAGTGCGCGTTTAGTAGACTTTTTGTAGACTTTTAGTTATCATTTTAGTGCGTGTTTTTGTACTCAAATAGGCGCCTTTTTGTTGCTCTTTTTTTATGTTTTTCGTGTTATACTAATAACATCAAAAATTGCATACGAGATTAAATCAATAATAAAGCACAGGCATTATAGCTTGTGCTTTTTCTTTTGGAGGAGAAAAAATGAATTATTATCCACAGATGATATAAAACCTAAATGGATATGTGGAAACAGCTTAAATATATCTTCGCTTGCAAAAGATGAGTATGATTTTATATTTAGTTGCCCGCCTTATTATGACTTAGAAATATATAGTGATGATAAAGAAGATTTAAGTAATCAAACTTATGAAGATTTTTTATCTATGTATAGAAAAATAATATTTGATAGTGTTAATATGCTTAAAGATAATCGTTTTGCATGTTTTGTTGTTGGAGATATTAGAAACAGAAAAACTGGCATGTATAGAAATTTTGTATCAGAAACTATAGCTGCATTTCATAATGCAGGAATGGAATTATATAATGAAATAATTTTATTAACAACATTAGGTTCTTTACCAATTAGAATGGGGAGAGGTTTTTCAATAAGTAGAAAAGTAGGTAAAACACATCAAAATGTATTAGTTTTTTATAAAGGAGACCAGAAGAAAATAAGAGATTTATATGGTGATATAGATATTCTAGAAATATCCAGTGAAGATCTGGACATTTAATAGTACTTACCTTAACATATCAAGCACAAGGAGATGATGATATGTTAGAAATAATAAAACAAAGAGCATTTGAAGCTAGATGTGCATACAAAAAAGGTTTGATTACAAGAGCAGAAGCAAAAACAGATATTGAACCATATATAAAATTATTTAATAATAAAAGCATGGAAATTGCTAAGAAATACAATATGAAACCAAAAAAAATAACATTTGCAGGTTTTATTAGATAGGTAGGTTTAGAAACCTACCTTTTTTATTTGGAGGGAGAGTGGTGGGAAATGAAAATTTAAGACCATGGGAAAGACAAGATGGTGAAACTGAAAAGGCTTTTTCTGCATTTAAAGCCTATTTAGAAATGGAAGATAGAAATGTAACTTCGCTTGCTAAAAGGTTGTCAAAAAGTAGACAATTACTTGTCAATTGGAAGCAAAAATATAATTGGCAAGAGCGTTGTATAGCATGGGATAAATCGTTACAGGAGATAGAATATAAAACCGCTGTAAAAGAACGTAAGAAGATGGCTAAACGTCATATTGATATTGCAATGTCTATGCAAGCAAAGGCAGTAGAAGCATTAAAGAAAATAGATGTATCTAAACTAAATGCAAATGAAATTATTCGTCTATTTGATACTGCGGTTAAAATAGAACGTTTAAGTAGAGGTGAAGCTACAGAAAACCAAGTACAAGAAATAACTCAAAATATAAATACTATAACTGAAAATCCATTTGAAAATCTTACTAGAGATGAATTATTGAGGTTAATAAAATGAATAGAAACTTAGCTAGACTAGGTGCAAAGATAGAACTTGCAAGACGTGAGTTCTTTTTTTATGCCCAATTAAAAGCTCCAGAATTTTATAAATTAGATAGAGCTTTTTTAGTTGATATTTGTAATACGCTTCAAAATTTTATTACATCAGATAAGAAAGTATTAATCTTAAATGTTCCTCCTAGACATGGTAAAAGTCGTACAGCAGGATTATTTGTGGAATGGATATTAGGTAAAGACCGTACAAAAAAAATAATGACTGGAAGTTATAATGAAACTTTATCAACTATGTTCTCTAAAAATGTGAGAAATGATATACAAGAAGCTAAAGCAGATATATATAAACCAGTATTTCATGATGTATTTCCTTTTACATATATAAAACGTGGTGATGGTGCTATGAATTTATGGAGCTTAGAAGGTGGTTATAATAATTACCTTGCTACAAGTCCTACAGGTACAGCTACAGGTTTTGGTTGCGACCTTTTAATAATTGATGACCTTATTAAAAATGCAGAAGAAGCCAATAATGAAAGTGTAAAGGAAAAGCATTGGGAATGGTTTACAAATACAATGCTTTCTCGTCTTGAAGAAGGTGGAAAGATAATAATAATAATGACTCGTTGGGCTAGTGATGATTTAGCTGGTAGAGCCTTAGAACATTATTCTTGTGATGAAGTAGAACATATAAAATTTAAAGCAGTTTGTGATGATAATTCTATGCTATGTGATGAGATATTATCTGCTAAATCTTGTGAAGATAAGAAAAAAGCTATGGGTTTGGATATTTGGTCTGCAAATTATCAGCAAGAACCAATAGATTTAAAAGGCAGATTATATAGTAATTTTAAAACTTATACTGGTGATTTACCTACATTTAAACAAGTTAGGGCTTATATAGATACAGCAGATGAAGGCGACGATTATTTATGTTGCATTATCTATGGAGCTACTTTTCAAAATGAAGCATATGTATTAGATGTTATATATACTAAAGCAGCAATGGAAGTTACAGAAAATACTGTAGCTCATGCTTTATATATAAATGGAGTAAATAAAGCTAAATTTGAAAGTAACAATGGTGGACGTGGATTTGCGAGAAGTGTACGACGTATTTTATTAGAAAAATTAGGAACTAATAAATGTGTAATAAAATGGTTTCACCAATCCAAAAACAAACAAGCTCGTATTTTATCTAATGCTACTTGGGTTATGGAACATATCTATTTTCCTGTTGGTTGGCAAAATAGATGGTCAGACTATTATGAGGCAATGACTAAATATCAACGTGAAGGTAAAAATAAACACGATGACGCACCAGATTCTACTACAGGCATAGCAGAAGATTTATCTAAAGGTGGCATGAGTATATTTAAGTGAGGTAATTTAATTTGAATTTAGAGCAAGCTAGAAATTTAATAAATAAATATTTATCTTATCACTCGGTATTTGTAAGAAATGCACTAATAGCACAAAGATATTATCTAGGAGATAACGATATATTGCATAGAGAACCAAAGGAAAAATTGCAGGGAGGAAAACCTAATCCTTTACGATGTGCAGATAATAAAATAGCTTTTAATTTTCATCAGTTATTGGTAAATCAAAAAGCAAGTTATCTTTTTACAGCTCCACCGCTATTTGATGTTAAAGATGATATTATGAATGAGCATATAGCAAATGTTCTAGGAGATGCTTATGCTAAAAAAGCTAAAGATTTATGTGTAGAAGCAAGTAATAGTGGTGTTGGTTGGCTACATTATTGGATTGATAATGTAAAAGGTTTTCGTTGGGCAGTTATTCCTTCTATGCAAATTTATCCAGTATATAGTACGAGATTGGAAAAAGAGCTACAGGCTGTACTTAGAACATATAAATCTATTGATGATGAAGGGAAAGAATGGGATATTTGTGAGCTATGGAATAATACGAAATGTGCTACTTATAGACAACGTGGAGAGGTATTTGAACCATATAATATTTTTACTACTTCGGGTATAAACGGACAGCCAACAAATATTTATAATCATAATTTTGAACAAATACCTTTTATTGAATTTCCCAATAATAATACATTAACTAATGATTTTAATAAGATAAAATCACTTATTGATGTTTATGATAAAACATATAGTGGATTTGTAGATGATTTAGAAGATATCCAAGAAGTTATTTTTATACTTAATAATTATGGAGGACAAGATTTAAACGAATTTCTAAATGACCTAAAATATTATAAAGCTATTAAAACAGAAAGTGATGACGCTTCTGACAAAAGTGGAGTATCTACATTAACAATTGAAATACCAGTTGAAGCAAGGAAAGAGTTATTAGAAATAACAAGAAAAGCTATTTTTAGTATGGGACAAGGTGTGGACCCACAACAGCAATCATTTGATAATACCAGTGGTGAAGCTATGAAGTTTTTATATTCTTTATTAGATTTAAAGGCTGGTTTATTAGAAACTGAATTTAGGCTTGGGTTTGGTGAACTTATACGTGCTATCTGTAAATATAAAGGATTTGAACCTAAACAAATTATTCAAACTTGGACAAGGACAAGTATTAGAAATGATGTTGAACTTGTAGATATGTGTAGTAAATCTGTTGGAGTAGTATCCAATAAAACTATTCTAAAAAATCATCCATTTGTTGAAAATGCAGAAGATGAGCAAAAACAACTAGAAGATGAACAAAAGAAAAGACAAGAACTAGAAGATATTTATAGTAAGGCTTTTAGCGGTGGTGAAGATAATGGCAATACTTAATGATGAGTATTGGAAAATAAGATTTGAACAGTTATACGAAGCACAGTTGAGCCAAGAAGATGAATTTTTAGAACGTATAAAAGATATGTATATGGAAGCAATATTTAATATCGAAAAAGATATTGCTAAATGGTATATGCGTTTAAAAATTAATAATGATGTAAGTTTAAGAGCAGCTAAAATGCTTTTAAAAAATAATGAACTTGAAGAATTTAAATGGACCTTAAAACAATATATTAAACGAGCTAAAGAAAATGGTATCGCCAATGATTGGACTAAACAGCTAGAAAATACTTCAGCTAAATTTCACATATCAAGACTTGAAGCGATTAAATTGCAAATACAAGAACATTTAGAATATCTGTATGGAAATTATTTAGATGGAATGTATGAAGCTATGCAAGACACATATAAAGATACTTATTATAAAACAGCTTATGAATTACAGACAGGTTTTAATATGGGCTTTGAAGTAGCACAAATAGATACAAAAACTCTTGAAAAAATTCTTACTAGACCATGGGCTATTGATAATTTAAACTTTTCTGACCGTATATGGAAAGATAAAAATAAACTAATTAATACCTTACAAAATACATTAGTGCAGCTTTTAGTAAGAGGGACACCGCAAGATAAAGTTGTAAAAGAATTTGCTAAAAAAATGAATGTGTCTTTAAGTCAGGCAGGACGATTGATTGCAACCGAAACAGCATATTTTGCTACCATAGGTGAGTTTGACAGTCTGAATAATTTAGGCGTTAAGCAATATGAAATATTAGCTACACTAGACCGTAGAACCTCAGATATATGCCGACATTTAGACGGAAAAATGTTCAATATGTCTGATTTTAAAACAGGTATAACAGCTCCTCCTTTTCATTGTTGGTGCAGAAGCTGTATTATTCCTCACACTCCAAAATTAAAAGGAAGTAAAAGAGCTGCTAGAAACGATGAAGGCAAAACATATTATATTGACGGCAATATGAAATATAATGACTGGAAAGAAGTTTTTGTTGATAAAACTAAAACCTATAAAGAATGACAGGATGATAAATATTGTTGTTCTTAATTTTAAGGAGATGGTTGAATGGATATATGGCATATATTAACAATAATTTTATTTACTACGCAGATAGTAAGTGGGATTTTGTGTAATGGAAATATTGTAGAAATAAATTTTTTGGTAAGAATGTTTTGGGTAATTATATGGAATATCATTTTATATAATGGTGGTTTTTGGACTTAGAAAGGTGGTGATGAAGATGTATAAATGGATTATGGAATATCTTAATTTATTTAAACAAGATTTCCCGTTTAGTGCGGTAGCTGATTTAAATGAATATGAGATTATTAGGATTATTCAAGACTGTGTAAAAAATAACCGCATTTATACAGCCGAAACGAAAGTTGCGGTTATTGGAACTGGCAAAATAGGACAATGTATAATAGGAAAGGAAGAATAATATTATGTATAGTAAACATGATTGGACAGAGGGAGAACTTATTACAAAAGATTTAATGAATAATATGGAAAAAGGAATTGAAGATGCTAATAATAGAGCAATGACACCGGGTCCGGCTGGAGCTGACGGTGCAAACGGAAAATCCGCTTTTGAAATCTGGAAGGAACAGGAAGGCAATGCCGATAAAACGGAAACGGACTTCTTAAATTCGCTCAAAGGTGAAAAGGGAGATAAAGGCGACACTGGCGAACAAGGTCCAAAAGGCGATACGGGTGAAAAAGGTGAAACCGGTGCTCAAGGTCCGCAGGGCGAAAAGGGCGATACAGGAGAGCAGGGTCCGGCAGGTGCCGATGGAGCGGCAGGTGCTAAAGGAGATAAGGGTGATACCGGTGCTAAAATCACATCTATTGAGCTTAATATTAACGGTACTGCAATTACCGGTACAGCGCATTTAGATGATGAAAGTACGGCATCTATTACAGGCACATATACAGCCGGCGCATAAGGAGATAAATGATGAACATTGAAGAATTTATTACTTCTTTAAACCTTGAGAGCGATAATAAGAAGAAAGCTATAGAGGGTTTAAAGAACTTTTTAAAAGATAATTACGTAGAAAAAGCAAAATTGGATGAAGCCGCTGCGGCTAAATCCAATCTGGAAACACAGATTAAAGAACGTGATAAACAGCTTGAAACATTGAAGAAAACAGCTGGAGATAAAGAAAAATTAGAAAGTACTATTCAACAGTTACAAGAAGAAAATAAATCTTCTAAAACTAAATACGAGCAAGATTTAAAAAATTTACGTATTGATAGTGCAGTAAAATTAAAATTAACTAATACAGCACAAGATGTTGATATTGTAGCAAGTTTAATTGATAAAACTAAATTAATTGTATCTGATGATGGTACAGTAACAGGCTTAGATGAACAGATTAATCCATTGAAACAATCTAAGCCTTTTTTATTTAAAAATGATAAACAAAGTTATGAGCCTAAAGTAGGTGGTAATCCTATAAATAATCCATTTAGTAAAGAACATTTTAATCTTACTGAACAAGGTAAATTATTTAGAGAAAATCCACAACAAGCTAGAGCATTGGCTCAAGCTGCTGGAGTAAATATTGGAGGTATTAACTAATGGCAACAACTTTACAAGATATTATTGTACCAGAGCTATTTAATCCATATGTGATTAATCGTTCTATGGAATTATCTGCACTTTACCAAAGTGGAATTGTTAGTAATAATGCAGAATTTGACCGTTTAGCAAGTGAACCAGCACCAATTCATCATATGCCATTTTTTGAAGATTTGACAGGAGATGCTGAAATTGTAATTGAAGGAGCTAAATTAACACCTGCTAAAATTACATCTAATCAAGATATATCTACTACTATTCGTCTTGCTAAAGCTTGGGCTGCTACAGATTTATCTGCACAACTTGCAGGAAAAGACCCTATGGAAGCTATTGCAACACTTGTTGCTAAATACTGGGAACGTCAACGACAAAAAGTATTACTTCGTATTCTTAAAGGTGTTTTTTCGTCTGAAAAAATGAAAGCAGAACATGTATATGATGTATCTACGTCAAGTGGAAAAGCTGCTAATATTTCTGCTTCTGCTTTTATTGAAGCCCTTCAACTTTTAGGAGATGCACAAGACCAACTTACAGGCGTAATTATGCATTCTAAAACAAAATCTTATTTAAAACAGCAAAATCTTATTTCTACAGAAAGAGATAGCAATTCTGTAGAGTTTGAAACATATCAAGACCGTAGAGTAATTGTTGATGATGGTTGCCCAGTAGATGAAGGCGTATATACAACTTATCTTTTTGGACAAGGTGCTATTGCATTAGGTAATGGTAGTCCAGAAGGTTTTGTTGCTACTGAAACTGACCGAGAAAAATTAATGGGTTCAGGTATTGATTATCTTATTAATCGTCAATGTTTTATCATGCATCCACGTGGAATTAAATGGACTAATAAAGTAAGAACTAATGTAGAAAGCCCTACTTTTGTAGAGCTTGAAAATTCTACAAATTGGGAACGAGTGTATGATAAAAAACAAATTCGTATGGTAGCATTTAAGCATAAAGTAGGATGATATTATGCTAGAAGTAACTAAACTTAAAAATTTATTAGGGACTGTATCTGATGAAAAGGATACAGTCCTTCAATTTATTTTAGATGATGTTGAAGAAACAATATTAAATTACTGTAATATTGATGAATTACCTGAAGGCTTAGTAAATACTGCCTATAGAATGGCTATGGATATTTACAGAAACGAGAATATCGGGAGCGAGGAAGGCTCTAGTGGTGATATAACAAGTATAAAAGAAGGAGATACAACTGTTAATTTTGGTAATAGTTCTAATAATGTTATATTTGCTAACTCTATATTAAAAAATTATATAGTTCAATTAAGGAAATATAGGAGATTATCAAAATGAGTATATTAGATAAATCTAGGCTAAAAGCTAAAATAGCTATAGAGAAATTATATGAAGATACTTGTAATATTTATACTTATGAAAAAATAAATGATATTAATACAGGTATTACTAGACAAGTAAAAAAAATTTATCTTGAAAATGTTTCTTGTAGAATGTCTTTTTCTAATTTTCCTAGTACAACAGATGATGAGCAAGCTAAACTTACACAAAGTATTAAATTATTTTTACCTTCCGATATACTGATAAAAGCTGGTTCTTATGTATCCATATGTAGACAAGGGTTAACTACAGATTATGTTTGTAGTGGTAAACCTGCTATTTATAAAACACACCAAGAAATAAATCTTGAGTTATATAATGATTTTGCATGATGAAAAAGAATTTTAAAAAGTTAAAACAATTTGAAGCTAATTTAGAAGCATTAAATGAACATAAAGATTTATTTATGCAACAAATGGCTAATGATTTAGCAGCTATGTTTTTAGCTGAAGTAAAAAAACGTACACCTGTAGGAAAAGGAACATTTGAAGTAGTAGGTAAAATTAAACGAGGTAAAAATAAAGGAAAACCTAAATTAAAAAAAATCTCTCAAGGTGGCTCGCTTCGTAAGTCTTGGTATATAGTAAAAGCTATTAAACATAGAGATTATTATATAGCTTCTATATTTAATCCTATGGAATATGCAGCTTATGTTGAAAATGGACATAGACAAAAAGTGGGTAGATATGTGCCTATTCTTGGTAAAAGATTAAAAGCAAATTTTGTAGAAGGTCATCACATGATGAAGTTATCTGCTGAATTAGTTGAACAAGAAGGATATGCTTATGTACAGCAAAGATTTTACGATTTTTTAAGGAGACACTTACATGGTTGATGTAAATGGGCAAGATATTATAAAAGGTATAATAAAAGCTTTGAATAATGAGTTTGGCAAGAATTACACTTACTATATAAATGATATTCCACAAGGATTTGAAGAGCCTTCTTTTTATGTAAGGTTACTAGATAGTAATTTTAATCTTATATGTGCCAATCGTTATCTTAGAAAAAATATATTTATAATACGATATTTTCCTAAAAGTGAACTAGAACCACAACAAGAAATAAATGCTATCTTAGATAGACTTTATCCTATATTGGAGTATATTTACATGGGAAAAGATTTAATTCGTGGTACAAATATGGAAGCTAATATAGTAGATAATATTTTACATTTACAAATACATTATGATTTCTTTGTAATAAGACCAATACAACGAGGTCCATTAATGCAAAAATTAATTCAAAAACAAAAGGTGAAATAAATGTATACTAAAACGCAGATTTTACAATCTAAAAAATACCGTCAGTATAAAGATGTACTGGCGGTTATTTTATCTAATAATAAAAATTATACACATGAAGAAATACAACGAGAATTAGATAAATTCTTATCTGCTCCAATAAAGGAACAAAAAAATTAGGAGGAATAAACTATGGCTTTAGGTGGCGGCACTTGGCTTACACAAAATAAAAAATTACCAGGTACTTATATTAATTTTGTTAGTAAAGTACGTGCTAGTGTAAATATGGCAGACCGTGGATATGCTGCAATGCCTTTAGATTTAGATTGGGGTATTGAAGGTGAAGTATTTACAGTAGAAAATGCTGATTTTCAAAAAAATTCCATGCTTTATTTTGGTTATGATTACAGTCATGAAAAAATGAAGCCTTTGAGAGATTTATTTAAAAATCTTAAAACAGGTTATTTTTATAGAATTAATAATGGAGCAATTAAAGCTAGTAATAATTTAGCAACTGCTAAATATGGTGGCGTTAGAGGCAATAACTTTACTATTGCAATTCAGCCTAATATTGATGATGAAACAAAATATGATGTAATCACTTATTTGAACGAATATAAAGATATTAATAATTCTATGATAGGAATGGCACAAATTGGCAGTGCAGCTATAGCACAAAAAGATACTACATTTACTATGATAGATAAACAAACAATTTCTACATGGGCAGAAATTACAGATAATGATTATGTAGTATTTAAGCGTACAGGCTTATTATCTGAATCTATTACATCTGGTACACCGCTTGAAGGTGGTAGTAATGGTGGTGAAATATCTGGTTTGCAATACCAAGATTTCTTAGAAAAAATTGAACCATATTATTTTAATATTTTAGGTTGTGCTTCTACAGATGAAACTATTCAAGATTTAATGATACAGTTTACTAAGCGTTTGCGTGATGAAGTAGGAGCAAAATTTCAATGTGTAGTTTATGGATATGAAAATGCTGATTATGAAGGTGTTATTAGTATTCAAAATTCTGTCATAGATAAAGGTGAAAGTCCTGCAAATTTAGTTTACTGGGTAACAGGTGCAGAAGCTTCTTGTGCTGTAAATGCAAGTTGTACAAATAAAACATATGATGGTGAATATATTATAAATACAAATTATAAACAAACAGAATTAGAAAAAGCTATTACAAATGGTATGCTTATATTTCACCGTGTAGCAGATAATGTTGATGGTGATATAGTTGGAGATATAAACATTCTTAGAGATATAAATACATTTACTTCTTTTAGTAAAGAAAAAAATGAAGATTTTTCTAGTAATCAGGTTATTCGTGTATTAGACCAACATGCCATTGATATAGCTAGATTATTTAATAAAACATATTTAGGAAAAGAGCCAAATGACGATGAAGGTCGTATGGCTCTTTGGGGCGATATTGTAGCATATGAAAAGGAAATGCAACGAATAAGAGCAATTACTAATTTTAAGGCAGAAGATGTGCCAATCCCTACAATGGGACAATCAAAAGAAACTGTTTTAAGTGAATATGCTATACAACCTGTAATGTGTATGGAAAAACTTTATATGAATATTATTGTAGCTTAGAAAGTTGGTGATTATTAATGGATACGAATAGAACAATGCATGCTAAGGATGTTGTATCTGCAAAATTAGCGTCTTGTGTTATAAATAATTTAAATGGAGAAAGATTTTTGCTTATGCAAGCTAAAAATTTAGAAGCAAAAGCTGAAAAAAATAAGGTAGAAGTACCTATTCTTGGACGAACAGCAGTAGGACATAGAACAACAAATGTTAATTATACAGGTTCTATGACTATTTATAATAATACTTCTCGTTTTAATGAGCTTGTTAAACAATATCAAGATACAGGGCAAGATTTTTATTTTGATATTATTATTCAAAATTATGACCCAACAAGTTCAGTAGGTAGTCAAACTGTTATTTTAAAAGATTGTAACTTAGATGGTGCAACAATAGCTGGTTTTGATGCTGATGGTGATTGGCTTGAGCAAGATGTAGATTTTACTTTTGAAGGATTTGAAATGCCTGAAAAATTTAAAGACATTGATGGAATGAAATAAATGCTGAAAAATAATTTTTTTATATATATAATTAAAATAATTAGTTATATATAAAGGAGATTATTTTTATGAAAAAATTTTTATTAATTTTATGTACATTAATTTTTTTAGGATTTAATCAAGTAGGTTTTGCCCAACAGTATACTAATTATGATTATAATTTTACTATTAATTTTCCTGATGGTTGGAAAATTAATGAGGTAAATAATCCTAATGATAAAAATGGTTTTAATATTAAAGCTAGTATAAAAACAAACGATTTATTTGGAATAATACTGGTTTATCCAAAAGTTGAAAATATTGGAACAGAAGGAGCTACTCCAGATAATAGTTTAACAGCATGGGATAGAAAAAAAGTTTTAGATGAAATGATACAAGGGGTAAAAGATAGAAATAGTAATACAGTTATAACTTATTCGGGATATGAAAAATTTCGTAATAATGGATTTTTGATATTAAAAACTCAAGAACCACCATATCAAAATAAAACTTTTAGAGTAACTTATGCAAATACTTTTATAGGAGGTACAAGTTTCTTTATAGTTTTTATGACTCTTGGTGATAACACATACTGGAATGAATTTTCTAATACTTTAAATAGTTTATCAACTTTATAAAAATAAAAGCCATTTACTTTTTAGTAAGTGGCTTTTATAGTTTAAAATTAAGGAGAGATATAAATGAGTGATAATTTAAAAGCTTTTATGGCTGAAAGTGCTATTAAATATAAAGAAGTTGATTATATAGCGTCTGAACGTTTTATTGATGAAAAAGGTAATCCTATACCATGGAAAATTAAAATTTTAACTGCAACAGAGTTAAGTAAATTGAAAGCACAATGTAAAAAACGTGTAACTAATCCTAAAACACAACAATCATATATTGAAACAGATTCAGCTAAACTAGCAGATTTAATGATAGAAAATACTGTTATTTATCCAAATTTAAATAATGCAGAATTACAAAATAGCTATGGTGCTATAGGTGCAATAGATTTAGCAAAAAAAATGCTCATTCCTGGAGAGTATAACGACTTAATACTTGCAGTTAATGAAGCAAATGGTTTTGAGTCTGGAATGGAAGCGAAAATTAAAAGAGCAAAAAACTTATAAACGGCAATGATATTTATTCTAATATAATGTATTATTGCCTACACAAATTGCATAAATTACCAAGTGAAATATTAAGCCTGTCTGAAGAAGAACAGGCTTTTATTTTTGCAGCAATCGCTATAAAAATGAAAAGAGATAAAGAAGCAGCTAATAAGACTAAAATTAAAAGGAGATGATATTTTGTCTACTTTAGAACAGTTTATAAAAATGAGAGATGGGATATCTAATCCTATTAATAAAGCTACACAAGCAGTGAATAAACTTTATCTAGCAGAAGAACAAATGGCAAATAGCACTTTAAAAGCTGAACAAAGTATGGAAAATATGGCTAATGGTGTAAAAAATAATATAGCAGGAATAAATAAAACTATTCCTTATACTATAGGACAATTAGAAGCATTAGGAGCATATCAAGATAAGTTGGGACGTTGGCATGGTGCTGATGGTAAATATTTAAAAGTTAATATAGATACTATACAAGCTGAAAGAAATGTTTCTTCATTAAAAGAAAGTATTGAAAGTTTAAAAGATAGCTTAACAGGTTCTTTTATAATTGGAAGTATTTTTGGTGATATGATATTTAATGCGATAGAAGAAATAGCTTCAATCCCTAGCAAATTAATCAAAGCTTCTGACGCATATTCAGGTATTATGGCGAGATTAAACTTAGTTGCTGGTGGACAAGAGCAAGCAATAGCTTTGAATGAACAAATTTATCAATCGGCACTTAGAGCAAGAGGTCCTTATGATGTAATGGCAGATAGTGTATCTAAAATTGCAATGACTGCAAAAGAAGCATTTCCTGACCCAAGAACTGTAGTACCTTTTATGGAAAATATTCAGAAGTTATTTAATATAGGTGGTACAGATATTGAAAGACAAAAAGACGCTTTATTACAATTAACACAAGCTCTTGGGTCTGGTAAATTGCAAGGTGATGAATTACGTTCTATAGCTGAAGCTGCACCATTAATAGAAAAATATATTGCTGATTATATGGGTGTATCTATGGGAGAAATAAAACAATTAGGTGCAGATGGTGAAATAACAGCAGAAATAATTAAAAATGCTATTTTAGGAGCAACGGATGAAATAAATAAACAATTTGAAACTATTCCTATGAAATGGGAAGATATTTGGACTAATATTCAAAGTAGAATAAGTCATGCGTTTCAACCTGTATATGTAGAAATTAATAAATTAGCTAATAGTTCATTAGTAAAAAGTTTTGCAAATAATTTAGTTGCTGCTGCTACTATTGGAGCTAATGCTATTAATGGACTTATAAACAATATAAAATGGCTAAATAGTGAATTTGATAATTTTTATAATAAAAATAAATTTGCTATTGATACTATAATGGTTGGTTTTGGTGGTGCTATTAGTGTATTAGGCTTATATGGTATAGCTCTTGCTAGTGTAACTACTAAAACGGCTATTTTGGGTGTGATAAGTAAAGTAGGATATGTATTGCAATTTATAGCATATGTTCCTACAGCAATAAAACTTATTCGTACTCTTGGAATAGTGCAAACTTTAACTGCTATGAGTGCTGCTGAAATGTGGGGCGCAATATTTTTGCCTATAGGTGCAGTAGTAGCAGGAGTATATATACTTACTGATGGATTTAATAATTTAGGAGTTGTAATTGAATATACATTTTCTATTTTGTTAGGTATGTTGACATCTGCTGGTATTGCTTTGAGTGGATATATCGCTTATTTAGCTATATATAATGGATTGCAGTTATTGGCTACAGCATATACTTTTGCTTATAATACAGCACTTGGTTTATCTAGTGCTAGTAAATTATTAGCTATAACATATACATTAATGTATAATACAGCGCTTGTGTTAACTAATTCTAGTTTAGCTATTTCTTATACTAGAACTATAGCTGTAAGTATCGCACAAAGATTAATGGCTGTTGCAACTTTATTATCTAGTGGAGCAATGGCTGTATTAAATGCAACTATTTTGCGTAATCCTATATTATGGCTAATAGGTTTGATTGTAGCTGTAGTTGGTGCTTTTATTGGATGGCAAATAGCAAGTAATGGTCTTAGAAATACTTTAGCTTCTGTGTTTACTTCTATAGCAAGTACAGTAGCTGAAGCTATTAATTTTATGATTGAAAAAATTAATGGTTTGATATCTGCTTTTAATGTTGTTAAATCTACAGTAAATGAAATATTTGGAACAAGTTTTAGTGCTACTGGTGAAATTACTTACAGAGCAGATTCTAAAGCTTGGGGACAGACTGCCGGTGATTTTGTTCGTAATTTTGATATACACAATTATTTACCAAGTATTGATACTGATAATTTAGGTAATATAAATTCTGTACCAGAAGGAATAGGAAATATTCCTTCTTATGAAGATTTAGCAGGAAAAGATGATACTGCTAAAAATACTAAAGATACGGCAGATAATACTAAAAAAATAGCTGAAGCTATGGATATAATGGACGAAGATTTAAAATTTATGAGAGATATTGCTGAACAAGAAGTAATAAATAAATATACTACTGCTAAAATTGAAATTAATATGGAAAATATAAATAATATTTCCAAAGATGTTGATTTTGATGGAATTATAACACATATAGGTGAACAAATAGCAGAAGCTACAGCAAATGGAGCTGAGGCGGTGCATATATAATGGCATATTATTTTTATTTAGATGATATGATGTTACCTATTCCACCAGCTAAAATGGATATACGTATAAAAAATAAAAATAAAACTGTAAATCTTATAAATGAAGGAGAAATAAATATTATTAAAACAGAAGGTCTGAAAGAAATATCTTTTGAGCTTCTTTTGCCTAATAGTAATTATCCATTTGCAGACTATTCCCAAAGCGATACAGAAATAGGAGTATCTGCATTTAATAATTTGTTTGGTGGTTCAATAGGAATTTTAGGTAATTTATTAAATGAATATTCATTTAAAGGAGCTGAACATTATTTAGAAAAAATAAAAATAGCAAAAGAAAGTAAACAGCCTTTACGATTAATAATAATGAGAATGACACCTAGTTTTGAAGTTTTGTTTGATACTAATTTATTGGTTACCATTGAGAATTATAGTATACGTGAAGATGCTAAAAATGGATTTGATGTTGTAGTGCCTTTACAACTAAAAGAGTATAAGTATTATGCTACAAAAGAAGTTGAGGTAAAAACTGATGAAAATGGCAAAGAAACATATACTATAAAAGAGAATAGACCTACAGATAAAATTACTCCTAGTGTTTGGAAAGTAACAAAAGAAAAATCTGTATATGAAGCTGTAAAATTAGCGAGTGGAGGTAGTTTGAATTGGCGTAGCGTTATGAATTTGAATAAAATGTATAATCCATCAACACCTACATTAAAAGAGGTGTTAAAACTTGAATAATAGCAATGAATTATTAATAACCATTCATACTGTTGATAATAAGTGCTATATACCAGTTGTTGAAGATAATGTAAATATTGAATACTATCGTAAAGGGCAACCAAGCAAAATTACTTTTAAAGTAGTACAAGATGAATTGTTGGATATACAAGAAGGATATAGAGTAAAAGTACAACGTGGTGATGTAGGTATATTTTTTGGTTTTGTATTTAAACGTAATTTAGATAAAGATAATATTTTATCTATTATTGCTTATGACCAGCTTAGATATCTAAAAAATGAACAGATTTATAATACAGTAAATAAAAAAGCAAGTGAAATAATAAAACAGTTAGCTGAAGATTTTCAGCTAACTATTGGTGATATTGCAGATACTGAATATGTAATTCCACGATTTAGAGCAGGTAAACAAACTTTATTCGATTTAATGCAGACAGCTATAGATATAACTACAGAAGCTACAAAAAATTTATATGTGCTTTATGATGATTATGGAAAGTTGACTCTTAAAAATATAAATGATATGAGAGTTGATATTTTAATTGATAGTGAAACTGCTGAAAATTTTAGTTTTACTTCTGATATAGATAAGGACACATATAATGATATTGTGCTTTATTTTGATAATAAAGATACTAATGCACATGAAATTAGTAATATTGCTATGGATACAAAAACTATAGCAAAATGGGGACTTCTTAGAAAAATAAAATCTGTAAATCCTGAAAAACCAATAAATCTTGATGAATTGGCAAAAGCAATGCTTAAACGTTATAACAGAGTAAGGCGTACATTATCTATAAAAAATGCTTTTGGAGATGATAGAGTTCGTGGTGGTTCTAGTATATTTGTTAAATTATATATAGATAAACAAGAAATAAATATGAAAATGTTAGTTGAATCAGTTAAGCATACCTATACTAATAATTCACATTTTATGGATTTAACACTTAAAGGAGGGATTTTTGAGTGAGTATTGTTGCTTTAAAAGAAGCTATACAACAATTAGTAAAACAACAATTAAATAGTGCTAATCTATGTGATTACAGTCTTGGTGTTGTAGAAACTATTAATCCCTTGACGATTAGAATTGACCAAAAAGAATTACTTACAGAAGAATTTTTAATTTTAACTGATTTAGTTAGAGATTTTGATGTTGATATAACTGTTAATCATACAACAGAAAATAAATCAGGTGGTAGTGGATACGCTTTATTTGAAAGTCATAATCATGCGTATAGTGGGCGAAAAAAAATTACAGTTCATAATGGATTGTCTGTTGGTGAAAGTGTTATTTTAGTACAACAAGCAGGCGGACAAGAATTTATAGTTTTATCTAGGTCTACTAATCATACAAATTTGACTGGTCAGTGGGGTGGATAATATGGGATTTTTACCACAAGGAACAGATACAGATTTAAATATAAATATAACTAAAATAAATACTATTTCTAGTAAATCTTATCGAATGAAAATTGCTGATGAAAAAATAGTTGGTAGTATTGATGAACTTGAGGCAATTGCACAAGCTTGTTATAAAATATTAAATACAGAAAGATATCAATATGCTATTTATAGTTGGAATTATGGCATTGAATTACAAGATTTATTCGGAAAATCTGTTCCATATGTATATTCTGAACTTCCTCGTCGTATTAGCGAAGCACTTTTACAAGATGACCGTATACAATCTGTTGATGATTTTGAACTATCTTATAATAAAGGTAATGTATTAGCTAAATTTACAGTAAAAACTAATCTAGGCAATATTGAAATGGATAAGGAAGTGAATATTATTTAAATGTATGAAAATCAAACAGAAAATATTATTTTAAATAGAATGCTTGAAAAAGTACCAAATGATATAGATAAAAGAGAAGGTTCTATTATTTATGACGCAAGTATGCCCGCAGCAATAGAATTTATGCTTTTATATGCGACTGTAGATTATTTTATAAAAAATACTTTTGGCGATACTGCTGAAAGATATTTTTTAATATTATTAGCTAAAGACCGTGGATTATCTCCTTATCCAGCAACATATGCAATAGTAAAAGGCGAGTGTACTCCTACTAATATAAATATTAGTATAGGCACTCGCTTTTCTTATGATGATGTAAATTATTCTATTATTGAAAATCTAGGTAATGGACAATATTTATTAAAATGCGAAACTATAGGAACTATTGGAAATAAACCAAGTGGAAATTTAATTCCTATTGATTATGTACAAGGTCTTGAAGTTGCTAAACTTTTGGAAGTTACTATTCCAGGAGAAGAAGAAGAAGCAACAGAAGATTTTAGAAAAAGGTATTTAAATAGTTTTGATAATCAAGCATATGGTGGAAATATTTATGATTATAGAGAAAAGGTAAATGCTATTGAAGGTGTGGGTGGAGTAAAAGTTTATCCTGTTTGGAATGGTGGAGGAACTGTAAAAATTGTATTTATGACTAGTGAATATAAGCCACCTACTACAGAATTTATACAACAGGTACAAACTAAATTAGACCCAGAACAAAATAAAGGAAAAGGAATAGGAATAGCACCTATTGGTCATGTTGTAACTGTTAATGGAGCTAGTAATTCTTATATTAAAATTGATTTTAATATTACATTTAATAGTGGAAATTTTGAAGATTATAAAACTAAAATAGAAAAAGTTATAGATGATTATTTTTTTGAATTAAATTCTAAATGGCAAGATACACAAAAAGTAACAATAGATGCATATGAGAATAAAGGTATTGTAGTACGTATAAGTCAAATTGAAAGTCGCATTTTAGATATTGAAGGTGTAGATGATATTGAACATACTAAATTAAATGAGTTGGAAGAAAATTTAATTTTAGATGTTAATGCTCTTGCTATTAGAGGTGAATTAAGTGGATAATTTAGAACGTGAAGTAAGAGTACAAAGATATTATCCTAATGTTATTGCTAATGCTGATGAATTTAAACAGCTTGCTACACTAGAAAACGAAGAATTTAAATCTATATGGGAAGTTTTATTTAAATGGTTTAAAAATAAATTTGTTTATGAAGCTGATTTACAAGGTATACAACGTTGGGAAGAAATGTTAAAAATAATTCCTAAAAGTAAAGAAACGTTAGAAGATAGACGCAGTAATATTTTAGTAAAAATAAATAGTATATTACCATATACAATACGTAGATTAAAACAAATTTTAGATTTAAAATTTGGAAAAGATAATGCTATTCCTATTACAACAAAAAACTATGAATTAATAATAAATTTTAATAATGAAATTGAATTAAATGCTAAAACAATGCGAGCTTTATTACGTGCTATAATTCCTGCTAATTTAATTTTTAAAATAATAATCAGTTGGAATTTTGAACAAAATATTTACAATAAAGCAAGCATTATTCAGTATATTAACACCAACCATAATTTTTGGAATTTGGGTACAGCAGAGAAAGTTTATTGGGATGGTATTTGGAATTTTAATAATATAATAGATTTTAGTGGTATAAAACCAGATGCATTATATCGAGAGAGACAAACACATTTATTAAGTATAAAAAATCTATTAATGCCTGTTTTATATATAAATATTAATTATAAAATTGAAAATAAAGAGCAGATAAATTCTAAATGTAAACAAGTTATTAGTTATAGTAATAAAACAGAAAATAAAATAAATAATAAACAAAAAATTTATAAAAAATATCAAGTTTCTAACATAAATAAAAATAATGTTATACAGAACCGTACAGCAAATACAAAAAACTGCTGGGACGGTTCTTTTTGTTTAGATGGTAGCCATATTTTAAGTGGTGCTTATGAAATAGATAAACAAATGGAAAATATATGTGTTTTTTATAGTACAAAACATGGAATTATAGATGAAGGGAGCAAAGAAATATTATGAGTAATGTAAATACAACACATACTTTAACTGTTAATGGAGTAGGTGTACAAAGTGAATTTGACCAAGATACATTTTTAAAAAGCAATAAAAAAACGACTACAGATTATAGAACTGCATTTGCACAAGCTATAGGAACAACAGGGAGAATAAGTAAAATTGTAAAAATGGCTTTTGGTATAGCAGGGGAAACAGACGAGCAAGGAAATCCTGCACCACCAACAGACAATGGTTCACTTAATAATGTTGTTTTAACTAAAAATATTAAAGAAGTTACTTATCCTGTTGAAACTTCTGTTTGTTTTGAAGCAGAAATTGAAGCTGGTGAGTATACTGGTGCAATAAATGAAGTAGCTTTGATAGATGAAGAAGAACAAACTGCTGCTAAAATGCGACTCTTAACAAGTAAAGGTGTAGATGCAGAAAGTGGAGCAATATTTAAATGGACTGTAGAGTTTTGAGGTGATTAGATGAATAGTGAAGAATTAAAAAAAGAATTTGGGTTATTAATGCCAAGTGAGATAAATGGGTTTAAAAGACCAGATGAATCAATATCTAGTAGTAATGATTTCTTTTTAGAAATTCCGCAACTTATTTCAAAGGACCCAGTGCTTTATTCTACAATGAATTTGATTTTTAGTGTAATTTTATCTAATGATAAACTATTGAAGCAATGGCACGATACACTGCAAAACGTAGTAAATGCTCAAGATTGGCGAGTAGTTACAGACAGCCTGAAAGGATATATGACACCGGAGTTGAAGAAAAAGCTGGACGGCATAGCAACAGGAGCAAACAACTATGTACACCCTAGTTCGCATCCTGCCACCATGATTACTCAGGACGCGACGCATAGATTTGTAACGGATACTGAAAAGAGTACATGGAATGCAAAGGCAAGCACAGCTGTTGTATCCACCACGGCAAACGGATTAATGCCGAAAAGAAACGGCAATGCAAGTTATATCTTTACAGGAGACGGCGTTTGGAAAAGCCTTGCATGGAATTTAATCACAGGAAAACCATCAACATTTGCACCGTCTGCTCATAATCATGATAGCAGTTATTTAAAATTAAGTGGAGGCTCATTAACAGGCGCTCTAAATTTGGCAAACGGTATATGGAACAAAATCGGTGATGATGTTTATATTGGCGACAGTAATCAAGGTGGCTGTTTATGTATTAAAGGGGTGAATGCTGCTAGTGGCATAGCTTTTGTTAATAAAGATAATACAGGACAAATTGCTAAATTAACTTATGCAGGCGGCAATTTAATAAGTAGTGCTAAAATACAGGCTAATTTAGCAGGCACTGCCGATAAAGCAACCAATGACAGCAGTAACAGAAATATAGTAAATACGTATGCTACAAAAGCAAGCCCGGCATTTAGCGGCACTCCGACATCACCTACACCTGCAACAAGCGATAATAGTACAAAAATAGCTACAACTGAATTTGTTAGAAACCTCATCAATCAGTTTAAGACAGATGGTACATTAGGCGGTATTGTTGGTGGTAGTTTAACACAAAACGGCTGGGTTAAATTTTCAAATGGTCTAATTCTACAATGGGGAAATAACAATGGACAAGGGGCTTATTCTCGAAAAGTCTATTCATTCCCTGTTGCTCATTCTTCTGCGGTATATATGATATCAGCTAATCCTAAAGGAAATGTAGGAACTGGAGCAAGCAAAAATGCTCACTCTGCAAATGTAGAAAGTTTGTCGCAGTTTTCTATTTCTGTTGGTGAGCATAGTAGTATGTTTTGGTTTTCTATAGGGAAATAACTACTTACCTATTGCTAGATAACGCATTGTCAAATCTGCTAAATGATTAGTTCCATTTTTACACACAAAGCCAGTTTTTGACATAGATGAAACATCATACCCAGGTGTTTTACCATCACTATCGTTTGCACGTGTCGCAACTCCAATAATATTTAAACAAGAATTAGTAAAAGAAATTGGAAAATTAACTGATACAGAGCTTGCGTTCATCACATATGTTCCCCATTGTTTA